TATAGATTATAGATATAGGGATGATGCGTTCGATTTAAGAAGGGCTAGTGATAATCCGTTGCAAGAAAATCAGGCATATAAAGAAGATTGGGACAAATCAAATAAAGTTGTTGGATTTAATGTTGACGTTACAAGACCGAACCAACAAATTTTCAAAAGTTTTAGTGTAAATCAAACACCCGGTAAACCGACCGCTGAGTCATTAGAAATGCTAAATCAGATGGCAAATTTAGGTGGTAACAGAAGATCTACAACACAGTCCGTGTCTTTATATAATTTATATAAAAATAGAAGTTATGAATGTAGTGTTGAAATGATGGGTTGCGCTTTAATACAACCTTTGATGTATTTTAACATAAGAAATGTCCCAATGTTTTCAGGACCTTATATGATTACTAAAATTACTCACGATATAACTGAAGACAATTTTACTACTCATTTTCAAGGAACAAGACAACCTTTCTACGCTCTTCCAAAAATTGATAATTTTTTACAAACACTTAATATTAAAATTTTAAATACAATTCAAACAAGAATCCAACAGAATGAGAAAAAAGAAAGAGAAAGTTCCAAAAATGTATTGGCACAAAAAGATAATATTTTGTCTAATATTACATCAGAGGAAACATTAACCAAAAATCAAGATTGTGTTGAAAACATAAATCCTAGATACCGTAATTATACCGGACTCGATACACCACAATCAACCACACAAACTATAAAAGAGTTATTCGAACAGATTAAAAAACAGTTAATTGCAAGTGGTTTTTCGGCAACAGGTGGAACAACAGCTATTGTTGCAAACATAGCCTTTAGTTTTGTCTATGTAGATTCAGGTAAAGAAAACGGTATATTTTCATACGAGCATAATTACAATACAATAAACCTTAAAGAAATATACGGACCAAACTTTATTAATTACATCAAGAAAAATTATTTTTGTGTTACAAGAGGAACAAATTCAAATTTGCCAATTGCTTCTTTTAATTCGTTCGAAGATTTTGTAAAATTTCTTGTAGATAAAACAATTCCAATTTTAACTTTATTAAAAGCAGAACAAAATAATTTTGATTTTAACACTTCAGAAGGTGTTTCTTCGGCTATTGCAAAAATGTATGTATTACATTATCCAATCGAACAACCAGATAATGTGTATACCACATTAACCGAACAAGAAAAATTAAATTTAACAAATGAGTTCATAAAAGCTAACAATGCTTTTATAACAGTTCAAACTTTTACAATAACATGATATTTATAAATAAAAAACGATATGAGTACAAAAATGATATTGGATAATTATCTTGGTAAAAACACAAGAGTTTCCGAAAAAGACATGGGTGACGGAACTAAACAAGTTTGTGACCTTGATACTGGAGATTGTTACACAGTTAGAATGAAAGACGGTCTAATTGAGCGAGTTGACAATACTATGAAAACATTCAAAAAAATACAAGTAGAAACCAAGCATGGTATAAAAACATTACTAAACGGATAAAATGAAATTAGACGAAAAAATATTAAATGAAATTGCTAGATATAGGTCTATCAACAATTACATAATGGAACAAGATATTCCACCACCACCATTAGATCCAGCTGCGGATCCAGCAGCGGCAGGAGCACCACCTGCAGACCCGGCAGCGGCAGGAGCACCACCCGCAGATCCAGCGGCGGCAGGAACACCACCTGCACCGCCAGCCGGAGCTGAGGGGGCACCTATAGATCCTGGTACAGATCCTGATGTTGAAGAAGTACCAACCGAAGGGGAAGAAGGGGAAGAAGGAGAAACTGAAGAACTTGACATAACAGACTTGGTTGATTCACAAAAAACAATGGCAGACAAACAAGAAGAATATTTTACTAATTTGTTTGACCAAATAAAAAAAATGGAAGAAAAATTGGCGGAAATGGATTCTATTGTTTCCAAACTTGACACCTTGGACACAAAGGTGGAAAAATATAGACCAAAGACGGCTCAAGAAAAATTACAATTAAGATCATTAGACTCAGGTCCATTTAAACAAAATTTGGCCGATTTTTTCCAAGATAAACAACAAGAAATGGAAAAAACGGGAAAAAATGAATACGTATTAACACAAGATGATGTTGAAAGTTTTAGCCCATCTGAAATTGAAAAATCTTTCAATGAACCGATGGATGATGAAGACGACATATTATTGAACAAATACAACTCTTAATTTTTCAACACCAATTGACAAAACCTTTCTATATACTTATACTTTTTACACATAAACTTTAAATTTTTAATTACACATGGCGACAAATTCACTAAACGCAGTACTTGCGCAGTACGAAAAATCACAAAGTAGTTATAACACTACATCAAAAATGTCCACTGAAGACCGAATGAAGAAATACTTTGCGGCTCTTTTAAAAGACAATGAAAAACAAGGACAAAGAAAACTTAGAATCTTACCAACGTCCGACGGATCTTCACCGTTCAAAGAAGTATGGTTCCACGAAGTTCAAGTGGACGGAAAATGGCAAAAATTTTATGATCCAGCAAAAAATGATAATGAGCGTTCACCTTTGAATGAGGTTTATGAAGAACTTATGTCAACAGGTAGAGAGTCCGATAAAGAACTCGCAAAACAATACAAAGCTCGTAAGTTTTACATTGTTAAAGTTATTGATCGTGACAACGAACAAGACGGAGTAAAATTTTGGCGTTTTAAACACAACTACAAACAAGAAGGAATCCTTGACAAAATTATTCCAATTTGGAAAGCTAAAGGTGATATTACAGATCCTGATAATGGACGAGACCTTATTTTAGAATTGACAAAAGCAAAAACTCCAAAAGGAGCCGCGTATACGGTAATTCAGACAGTAATGTATGACGATCCATCACCAATTTCAAGTGATGCCATCCAAGGTAAAGAATGGGTTGAGGACGGAATGACATGGGAAGATGTATATTCAAAAAAACCTGTTGAATATCTCGAAGCAATTACAAGAGGTGAAACTCCACGTTGGGACTCAGAAAAAGGTGGATACGTTTATTCAAACGACGAAACATCTGAAGTTTCTATGGGTGGTTCGCAGAAGACACAACTTAAATCGATTAATGAAGTTGCAGATCCTCAAGCAAATGATGAGGTAGACGAAGAATTACCATTTTAATTAACGAAAAAAGTATAACGGGAGCGGTTTATTGTTCCCGTTTTTTTGTTTATACTTTTAAAAAAACAAATTATGAAACCATTTATTGCTGAAAAATTAAAAGAAGCCCTTGTAAAAAAATATGAGGCAGAAATCGCAGATGCTGAAGCCAGACTTTATGTTTATTTCACAAACTCTGTTGGGATTGGAGAACATCCACAACATACAGAAGAAATGGACAACTTAGTTGAGCAGATGACAAACGCAAAAGACAAGTTAGAAACAATTACAAATTTTAAAATGTACGAACTGTAATGGCACTCAAAAAAAACGATTTTAGTTCGATAAAGAAAAAATTCTCATCGGACGCAAAATATAAACCACAAAGATTTTTTGATCTTGGACCTGACTTCTTAGATGCGGTTGGTTTACCTGGCCCCGCAATTGGACACCTTAACATGTATTTGGGTCATTCAGACACAGGAAAAACTACCGCTCTTGTTAAAACTGCGGTCGACGCCCAAAAGAAAGGTATTTTACCCGTGTTTATTATTACAGAACAGAAATGGTCTTTTGAACACGCTAAACTTATGGGGTTTGAATGTGAAGAAGTGGTTGATACTGAAACAGGTGAATTGACATGGGATGGTTTTTTCCTATTTAATAATAACTTTGACTACATCGAACAAATTACGGAATATATTAATGACTTATTGGACGCACAAGAAAAAGGTGAATTAGATTACTCACTTTGTATAATGTGGGACTCGGTTGGATCAGTTCCATGTAAAATGACTTATGAGGGTAAAGGAGGTAAACAACACAATGCAAGTGCTTTGGCAGACAAAATTGGTATGGGCATCAACCAAAGGATTTCAGGATCTCGTAAAGCGGATTCTAAATATGAGAATACTTTAATAATTGTCAATCAACCATGGGTCCAACTTCCAGACAACCCATTTGGACAACCAAAAATTAAAAGCAAGGGTGGTGAGGCAATATGGTTAAATTCATCTTTAGTTTTTTTATTTGGAAATCAAAAAGACTCTGGAACTACAAAAATTACGGCAACAAAAGATAAAAGAACTATCAAATTTGCCGCAAGAACAAAAGTTTCGGTTATGAAAAACCATATTAATGGTCTTGGATATGATGACGGTAGAATAATTGTAACACCACACGGTTTTATTGCGGGAAAAGATAGTGCTGAAGAAAAAACAAATATAGAAAAGTATAAAAAAGAATACGCTGACTATTGGAAAGATATTATAGGTATGGATGGTGATTTTGACTTGAAAGAAGAAAAAGAAGAA